ATACCAATGCAGAACTTACAACGGCCATAATTAAAGCCTTTTTTAGTGTATTTTTAACATCTAGTATATCGCCTGGAAACACATTAAATGATATGCTCGATAGCACTTATGATTATGATCCTTTTGCAGATTTTGATCCAACTAAATTAAAGTTAGGACCAGGAACAGTTAATTTATTACCTCCTGGAGTAAATGTAGTAACAGCAGATCCAAGTAAATCACAATCTACGTTTGAACCATTTGTTCAGGCTCTGATTGTTCAGATTGGTGCAGGTCTTAATATCCCATCCGAAGTTTTAATGAGTAAGTTTAATTCTTCATATTCAGCGGCTAAAGGGGCATTAAATCAAGCTGTGGCTGTGTTTAAGGAGCGTAGAACTTGGTTTGCTAGAGAATTTTGCCAGCCAATTTATGAAATGTGGCTTGCTGAAGCTATAGCTATTGGAAGAATAAAAGCCCCAAAATTTGGACTAGATCCAATTATTACCAAAGCATGGAGTAATTGCGATTGGTTTGGTCCTACAAGTGGACTTTTGGATCCAGTTAAAGAAGTTCAAGCTGCAAAATTACAAGTTGATTATGGATTTAGTACCCATGAAAAGGTAAGTACAGAGCTTACAGGAACAAATTACGATGATAACATCGATATTTTAGCTTTAGAAAATAAGAAAAAACAAAAATTAGGATTAGAAGGAGGTGAGTAAATGAGATTTTGGGAAATTAAAAATGAATTAAATAGTGAAAAAGCAGAGCTGTTGATTTATAAAGAAATCGCAAATGAAGACTGGTGGGATGAGGGCCTTGCAACACCAAAGAAATTTAATGATGATTTAAAAGCTTTAGGTGGAAAAGACTTAGTTGTAAGAATTAATAGCTGTGGCGGTGATGTATTTGCAGCTCAGTCTATTTATAACCAATTAAAAAGGTATACAGGACGTGTGACAGTTACAATTGATGGAATAGCTGCAAGTGCAGCTACAATTATTGCTTGTGCAGGGGAAAATGTAATGATGCCAAGCAATACCATCTACATGATACACAATCCAATGAACTTATTAATTGGTTTTTACAATCAGAACGAGCTTGAAGAAGTGGCCAAAGCTTTAAAAGCAGTGAAACAAACTATCGTAAATGTCTACAAAATGAAGTGTAAAGACAAAATAACAGATGAAAAATTGTCTGAAATGATGGATGAAGAGACATTTTTAACTGCTCAGGAAGCCAAAGATTATGGCTTTGTTGATGAAATTGATGATGAAAACAGTGTTACAGGAGTATTAAATAAGGGCAATTTAGTTATAAATTCCATAGCTTTTAATGCTAAATCCTTTAATAATCCAGATAAAATTTTAGAAATTATGCATAAGGAGAACAATATGGAAAATAAAAAACCTGGAATTATGAATAAATTACAAAATATGGTAAATAGTTTTAGCAATAAAAATAATGATGAAGTTATTGCTAAAGCAAAACAAGAAGAAAGAGAACGTATTGTGGCATTAAATAAACTCAGAGTGCCAAATAATGAAACTATTAATAATTTAGTTGATGAAGCTATTGCTGATGAAACAGCTACAGCAGATAAAGTAAAACCTTACCTTGATAAAATCGCTGAAAATATTGGAGCAAAAGATTTTGTACAAAATATGATTTCCGATGTGAACAACAGTGGTGTAAATAATGTTTTAGGCAGTGAAGAAAATAATATTAGTGAAGAAGATAAAATACTTAGTATGTTATCTCAGGCTTCTAAAAATTATTTAAAAAATAAATTTGGAGGTAAATAAATATGGCAATGGTAGAAAGTGTAGCAGGCGTTGTTTATGATGAATTAATTGGTTCTAGTAAAGTACCATTAATTACCAAAAACGTTGAATTTGCCCAAGCAAGTGATGAAAAAACGTTAAAACGAGGAACACTTTTAGCAATAAATGAAAGTGGCGAATATGTAGAAGAAGATAGTACATCTGGAACAGAATCTATCAAAGTTGCAGTAGCTGTTTTACAAAATGATGTAGTTTTAAGCACCACTGATAAAGTAGTTGGAACTATTTATACTAGTGGAATGTTTAACCGAGAAGCAATTATTTTAGCTCAAGAAAGTGATAATATCGATAATCATGAAGAAGAATTAAGAGATGTAGGTATTTATGTTACATCTCTTAAAGGTCAAGATAATGCTGAAGCTTTAGCTGTTGTAGATATGGCTAGAACTGATAAATCTATTGTAGGGTAGGTAAAATATATGGGATATAGTAAACATACGTGGAAAAAAGGCGATATTATAACTGCTAAAAAATTAAACGAGATGGAAGATGCTTTAGAAACAAATGCTAATAATATAGATAGAAAAGTAGGAAAACCTTCTAGCGGAAATGGAAACGATGGTCAATTATTAAAATCTAAAGGTGATGGAAGTACGGAATGGACAGACCTACCAGCAACAGTTGTTATTGATGATACTTTAACGCATCAAGGACAGGCAGCAGATGCCAAAAAAGTTGCAGATGAATTAGCTAAAAAAGTTGCAAAACCAGCAGATAATGGAACAGATGGGCAAGTACTTATTACTAAAGGAAATGGCACTACAGAATGGAAAAATTTAGTAACGGCAAGTGGGAAATTAACCAAAATAGATGATGCTACTAGTGAAACGGACGTAAAAGATAAATTTAATAGTTTATTGGCAGATTTAAAAGCAAAAGGACTTATGGAAAATAGTTAATTTATAGGAGGAAGATTTATGGATTTTACAAATACAAGAACACTTTTAGGCGTAGTAGAACAAAATTATCCACCAAGCACAACATTGGTAGATACGTTTTTCCCGAATGAAAATGTGTTTATGACAAATGTTGTTGATGTTGAATATAGAAAAGGAGTACGAACTTTAGCACCGTATATTGTGCCTGGAGCTAGTGGCGTTAATGTAGCACGTAATGGTTCTGCAATTAAGACATATACGCCACCGATGACTGCTCCTAAAAGAGTGATTACTCCAGAACATTTAAATATGCGTGGTTTTGGTGAAACTGTGTATAGTCCTAAATCTCCAGCACAAAGAGCAGCAGAATTAATGGCCAGAGATTTGATGGAACTTACGGAAATGAATATGCGTAGACAAGAGTATGTGGCAGCTCAACTTTTGACTACAG